CTAAAATGGGGCTGGTGGCTGTTCTGGTGGCTGTTGCTCAACAACATCCTCCCGGTGGCTGGGAGGTGGCAGCTGGTGGCTGTTCGGTGGCTGTTCTGGGATCTTTGTTAGCCGCTCCACGGCACTCTGGAGATGATCGGGGCTCAGGTGGGCGTAGCGAGCCGTCATCGCGATGGTCTTGTGTCCCATGAGCTCTTGAACCGAACGCAGGTCAACGCCAGCCATCACCAGACGGCTGGCGAACGTGTGTCGCAGGCCATGCCAGGTGAAGTCGTTCATACCTGCTTTACAGCAAGCGTTATTGAACCAGCGGCGAATGGGCGAGCGGCGGAATGGCTTTCCTTCTGAGTTCAGGAAGAGATGCCTGGCATCACCAGTGACCTGCCTCTGCTTTCGAATCGCCGCCCGCGCGGCCGAGTTGAGAGGGCAAACCCGGGATGAGCCGTTCTTCGTTTTGATCAGCTTGATCAGCTTCCGGTCCTCATCGACCTGGGACCACTCGATACTGAATAGTTCGGAGAGGCGCATGCCGGTGTGCAGCGCCAGGTCGAACTCTACTGCGAAGTGCGGGTAATCCTCGGCGATGACTGAGCGAAGCCGCTCTTCTTCGTCATCGTCCAGATATCGGATGCGTCCCGCTGGCTCTTTCTTGGCCTTCATGCGCCGAGCTGGATTGTCCTCCAGCCATCCCGCTCGAATGGCTTCCCTGAATACCAGGCCGATGGTGGCCCTGTACCGATTGAATGTCGCCGGCCCGTTGCCCCGGCCTTCCAGAAACGCAGCGAACTCTTGCTGGGTAATGCTTGAGGCTCGTCGATTCCCGAACTCTCTCGCCAGGATCGCCATCTTTTGCTGGTCGTCGGCAAAGTTCGATTTGTGACCTCGGGAGTAGTTACACGCTAACTCGACGCATTCCGCAAACGTCCGCTCACGTTCGTTGAGCGGGCGTGCAATCTTCCTTCCCGCAGCCGCGTGTGCCTTTCTCTGGAGGTAAAGCCGTTGCGCATCACTCTTGCGGCCGACCTTCTCTCGATGTCGCTTGCCGTCCGAGTCATAAAAGTGAACCCACCACACACCAGAACCAGGCACCTTCTCGAATACACCGCGAGAAGCGCTTCGTGAACTCTTTTGCGAACCCATACGACGATCATGCCTAAGGGATCTGAGGAGTGCAAGGAAAGGACTTGGAGATTGCAGTGTCGGAAATGCGCAAAATGAGCTAAAGTTTAAGGCCCTTATCTTCGGAATCCCCGAAGGAGGTCGAACATGAAGAAGCGCACACTTTCCCTGATAGTCCAATCGATAGCGGCAATCCTGCTCTTGACCTTCTCTGGCGCGGCCGTTGTGGCACAGACACACGAACTCATCGCACTCGCCGACTTCGGACAAACCCCCACGGACGGATATTCGCCCCAGACTCCGCTGGTCTTCGATAAAGCCGGCAACCTCTATGGCACAACATTCGCAAACGGAAATCCCTACGCCGGCACAGTCTTTGAGTTGACAAAGAAACCGGACGGCGTCTGGGCCCGGAAGACGCTGCATGAGTTCAGGAGACTTTCGGACGGTGCTTATCCCGGCGGTCCACTGGTCCTCGACGCCGCCGGCAACCTCTATGGCACAACAATACAAGGCGGCGCCGGTATAACCGAGGAGGCTGAGGGCTACGGTGTCGTCTTCGAGCTTTCGCCTTCCAGCGATGGCTCCTGGAAGGAGACGGTGCTGTATAAGTTCCTTGGAACTCCGGATGGACAACAGCCCCAGCACGGCATCATCTTCGACAGTGCGGGAAATCTCTACGGCACGACGCTATATGGCGGCGCTAATGGGAGTGGAACCATCTTCGAACTGACGCCTCAGGAAGGCGGCGGCTGGAAAGAGTCTGTCATCCACAACTTCGCCGTTAGCGACGGGCCTCCCTCCTACGGGTTGGCGATCGATCGGACCGGAAATCTTTACGGCACGATTGCTGCTCAGGCTCAGTACCCCCCAGGTGTCGTCTTCAAGCTGTCTCCCGGATCTGGAGCGTGGAGCTACACCATTCTGCACACCTTCCCGGGCAACAGCAACAATGGCACCGACGAGGGAATCGCTCCGCGGTCGGGCGTGATCCTGGATGCTCACGGCAACCTTTACGGGACAACCTCTTCTGGAGGCGCCTATAACCATGGAGCGGTCTTCGAAGTGCCCGCGGGCCAGGGCCCGAACGGCCCCGACAAGATCCTCTACAGCTTTCATAGGCGCGGAGGGCCTTGGGGCGGGCTGGTCTTCGACGCCGCCGGCAATCTCTATGGCACGACCGAGGTCGGCGGCGTCTATGGCTTCGGCCAGATCTTCGAGATGCTTCCCAACGGAGACGGCACCTGGACAGTGAAGGCGCTGCACGACTTCGGCGGCCAGACATACAACGGCTTCACCGCCATCGACGGCATCGAACCCGCTGCCAGCATGATCCTGGACGCCGCCGGAAACCTCTATGGCACGACGTTGGACGGCGGCTATCACCCAGGAGATCCAAACAGCTTTGGCGGTGTCGCCTTTGAGCTGAAGCGGTACTAAAGACCGAGAGAACTCATTCGGGTTCTTCTAAATACTCAAAAGCCAGCCGGTACGCTGGCCCTGTGGATTCAAACTTGACCGTTACGGGAATTCCTCCAGACACGCACCTGAAACCGAATAGCTAGTGAAAAGGCCCCCTGTGCTCCAGGGGGCTTTCACTTTGCACGGATCCATGTCCCAGATCAACAGATCAACATGATCTCGTGCTGACCACTTAACTTAGCTCAACCAAATGCAGAGATGATGGTTTTAGCACTTAGGTCGATATCGTTGATGAGATTCAGCGACGAGCCTCTCTTCGCGCACGGTGGCGCCCGAGGCTCTGATTGAGATTGTGTAGTAGCGAAATGGGAAATGGAATGATTCCAGTATTTCCCTTCCAGCTATACCTCAATCTCAGTCAGCGGCGCGGCCCGTCAGGGAGGTAGCGCCTGCGTGGTCGAATTCTTACAGGACCACACCTAAGTGCCAAAGTTCTTTCCCTTTGGGATCTGACCTGCCGGCTACCGCCAGCATGTCTGGATTCATTGAATCACTGTAGGTATTTATATGAGTTTCGCGCATTACCCACCTGCCGGCGCCGGCCGGAAGGTGGAATTGCAAGCACTGTATTTAATGAGATTCGCGCATTAATGACCCACCACCCGGCGCCGGCCGGGCGGGTGGGAATTGCACACTGTAGGTAGTTAAATGAGATTCGCGCATTAATGACCCACCACCCGGACATCGGCAGCTCGCTATTCACTGCCAGCCGCGCTTTGCTGATCATCCCCAGGAATGCGCTTTGCATACAACAGGTCAAGGCCACTCAGGCGTCCCTCTAGGCTGCCGACAGCGCGGTAAAGGGCATGTATATCGTCTTGGAGGCGGTCAATGCGAGCCTCGATGCGGTCAAGGCGGCTACGAAAGGCGTCATCCATAGTAATGCGATTCTACCCTTCTTTCTCCGCATAGCGCGGCTCTCGTCAGCCTGTGGAAAACTCTGTGGATTGCCCAAATCTACTCGCATGCAGATTATTGATAATAAGATACTTATTGGAGAAACCCGCGTTTTGTCGCGAAAAACCTATTCTAGTAAGTAGTGTAAGGGGAAGAAATAACAGCTTTCCTCTGGCGAGCCAACCTAAGCCCTTAGCCGGTTAGTGAATATTGACAAGCTTTGGCTCGTACCATCCAACAAGGAACAATTGATCTCAATGGAACTAGTCAACGTCTCTGCCTCACTTAAGTCCAAACGCGGCCCCAAGCCCGCGGACCTTACTTGGATGATCGGCCGGACCTTCGGCCAATTCCGCGTGACGGCGATCGTCTCGGAACCTGGACCTAACTTCTACGCGCTCGTCCGACCCGGCGTCGAGGTATTCCGCAGAAGGTTCCAGAAGAAGCTCGTCGCTGCTCCCTCACGCCACCGTCATTGTGCTGGTGTCTGTCTCGCTTGTGGCAGCACCGACGGCTGCCCTCGGGCATCCGACGTAAAGGCCGGCAAGTCAACGACCTGTAGGTGCGGGTCCAAAGCCAAATTCAACGAGTTTATGGCGGCGAAGGTTATCGAATCGACCAGCCCGGCCCAGCGCAGAGCCGTATTTAACGCGGTAGTGGGACCTAGCAACAATCGCTTCTCCCACTACTTTACTCGCGAGCTCAAAGCGGCTAGGAAGTGCGGCGTAGCACGTCGACTAATAGGACACATAGTCAGATTACATGGCCAAAGCCTGCTGGCCGCCTACCCGGACCATGTGTCCATCCAGGCCGCATTCGACGCTAACTTGGTGACCGCGAAGGAGTACAACTACGTCAGTCGTCGCCTGCCGTCCATGTCCGAGCCTCTTGAATTGACTCTTGACGAGGTGAAGGACGCCCTCTCCGACGGTTGTGCGTTTGTAGAGGGTCTCGTCAAGTCTGCCTGGGAGACTCGTTCTTCTTGGGCCAAAGGGCTCATCAAGCCTGCCGCCGCTCACACGTACATCAGCGCTGAGGTATACGCGGCTAACGCATACCAATTCGCATAACTGCAGTGAGCGCCCTCTGCGCTTGATCCACGTTGTTAGCTTTTCCCATCCCACCTCCGAGCGCCGTCGAGCGCCAACTGGGCCCACCTGGCCCACAAAGGAAATCAAATGCCAGCATGCACTATCGCACTATCGCGGGGCTTTTCAACGAAAGTCTCTCCTGAGGACCTCCCCAAACTTAGCGCGTATAAGTGGACCGCAAGGTACAACCCGATCACGCGTTCATGGTACGCGTCCGCCGCTGCTTACATCGACGGTAAGAAAACAACGCTGCAAATGGGTCGAGTAATCCTGGGGCTCGAGCCAGGCGATCCCCGCCAGGCGGACCATGAGAATCACGATACGCTCGACAACACTCGTCAGAACCTACGTGTGGCATCGCCCGCTGAAAACTGCCGCAATCGCCGGCGACGCGCAGACAATACCTCGACGTTCAAAGGCGTGTCGTGGTGTCGTCGGCTGGCGAAATGGCGAGTACAACTTTGGGTAAATAAGACGAACATAACGATCGGATGCTTTAATGACCCCGTCGCAGCCGCCCAGGCATACGATGCGGCCGCTCGTCACCATTTCGGTGAATATGCGCACTGTAACTTTCCCACCTCCTCCCGCTAACGAACTTCCAATTGCCGCATAACTTCCCTAGGCGCGGGTGATCGTCTCCGATCGTTCCGCCGCCGTACCACCTAAGTCCCCATAAGTACCCAATCAGCACTGAAAGGAACCTATTATGCACCTGCTACTCATCAGCATAATAATCATTCTCGCCATGCGGGGTCTCTACAGTGCCCTCGACGGCATCATGGCACGCCTCAGCAAGAACGCGCTTAGGAATTACTACCTCGACCGTATCGTAGCCGACTATCTTAGCCGCAATCAGTAACACCTATCGCCCTCCCCTCTACTGAGCGCCACTCGCGCGCCACTGAACAACTCTCACTGCCTCCCACCCACCTATAAAGGATGAAAACACCAATGAAGAAGTCCAAAGTTACCACGAACGATCAAATCGTTGAGCCAGAATTACTGCCCAAAGGATTCAAGATGCCGTCGCCTCTCTCATGCCGCCCCGACGAGACCGTAATGTCTGCCTTCTCCGCCGGCTCACCACATGCGATCGCGATTATCGAAGCATGGCGTTTCAATCTTCCAATCGTGGAGATGACACGGGAAGAGTTTGCAGCCCAGAACCACACCGCAACATTCCACGCCTAAGGAGCTACGATGACCAGTGACCAGCTACAGAAGCATTACCTTTCGTTCATAGCAGATCCGGTTGGATACGAGGCGACCTGGTTCAATGCTTTGCGGTATCACATCATTGCCAGGCTGGGCAGCTTGCCGCCTGCACAGAGGGAAGCGGCAGCTCAAGATATCTCTATCATCATCTGGGCATCGCACGACAATTTCGATCCAGAGCCTGGCCCGATCTCGTTCCTGATTAACACGATTATCCGAAACTGGAAGTCTAACTACTTCAATTCACGCAAAGGACGTGATGAACGACGGACAGTTCTGTTCTCGGAGCTGGAAGGCGAATCAGAAGACGATGAAGGATCGAACGAGACTGTTCCTTTTGAACCAATCGCCGCCAGCCCACCGTTACCTATGGCTGACTACTCGGTTCTGGCAATCATCCCTGACTGGGTGGTCGGGAAAGATCGCATTCTTTGTGAATTGCTGATGTATGGCTTCACCCTGCAAGAGTCTGCGAGTAGGATGGGCATCGGTTATCAAGCTCTACGGCAGCGATTCCACCGAATAATGAAGAAATGTTCGCAAAGTGTGTCACAAAGTGCCTCTGAATCTTGTGTACGTAAATGAGAGAGTACAACATTCCAGGCACGCCCGAGGCCTGCTCGCCTAATCTAGCGAAGAAGCAAAACGCCGGGCAACGCGGCACGCGGGTGGTCCCAAACCACCCCGCCGCCGAATGAATATGCCAAGTAGACCTAAACGCCCTTGCGGCAAACCAGGCTGCCCATTACTGACTACGACCGGGCGATATTGCACTGAACATGAAGTAAGTGAGACGAAACAAGATCATTCGAACGATCGCAGATGGCGCGGCTCCGCCTCATCAAGAGGATATGATGCCGAATGGCAAAGGTTCAGGATCCGCATCCTCAAACGTGATTTCTATCTGTGCCAAATATGCCTGAAGGCCGGCCGGCCAACCCCAGCCGAGGATGTTCATCATGTTGTCCCCGTTCGTGAAGCTCCCGAACGACGTCTGGACGAGACTAATTGCATATCAATCTGCAAACCTTGTCATCGTATCGAAACAGCAAAAGAAGTCGTTAAGCGGAAGAATGGTAGCTTGCCAGCCTGCAAGCAGTAAAGCATGCAACTTGCAAGCAGCATGCAACATGCAAGCTTGCATGCAAAACAGCTGTCAACTTGCAAGCTTGCACGCACATCTGCAAGCACAGTAACAACATGGTTTGGATAGCAAGAGCGGGACCATACGTTATCCAGATCAGCACCAAAGGTCCACATACACCAGATTCCTCCAGCTCGATAAAGCTGGTTCGAACGTCATGAGTCATCGTGATGTGAACATCGGGTGGTCCCGCCACACAATCTGGCCCCAAAGCAGGAAGGTCAGCTCTTGTAGCACCTGGTCTTATAGGCGCAGGTGCGGTCCGGTAACAACGCCGGGCACGCGAGATAAATGGTCATTGCCCCTCAGGCGAACGGCTCGAACCGTTCACACGAAGGTCTGAGGTGCTGGAATGAATACCCAGCGTGGAGCAGCTTTAATCCGGTATGTTGCCTGCGTAGTCGGCCAACCCGGAAAGGTGTAGCTTCTAGACGACCTGAGCGTAACAAAGGTTGCCATATCACCCGGAGTAGGGAGCTAAGCAGAGCGTCACTACTCACATACTGGAGTTACTCACTCTAATGCTCTGCTCTCTATGGGCTTCGTGTGCCCAGTGGGGTATGGGGTACAAATCCTTTAGAATCAGCGCTAAAAGCTGACCAGCCCGGTGCCTAATTTCCATCCCCGCGAAATGAATTATCGCTTTTCCCACATATCCCAATTCTGATCGGCGATCTGACCCATGCCTGGACGCAGACGTACCCCCTCAGCACTCAAGGCGCTGACCGGCAATCCCGGTCATCGTCCCATCCCCGACGAGATCGCATTCTCCGGTGTTCCGGTATGTCCTGACTGGCTCGATGACGACGCCAGGAAGGAATGGGACCGGATTGTCGCTGCAATCGCCGACGTAGACCTGCTTCGCGCTGTCGATAGTTCCGTTCTGGAAGTCTACTGCGTCGGATATGCAAGATGGGTACAGTCTGAGCGCGATATTGCGCATAACGGAACAGTAATTCCCTACGTGATCCACAACAGGGACGGCTCAACACAGACCAAGCTCGTCAAGAATCCCGCACTGTCCGTATCGAGCGATGCCCAAAAGCAGATGTTGCGCGCCGGATCCCTATTGGGATTCAATCCCGTCGATCGAAGTAAGGTTGCAGCCCCGCCCAAGCGCAACTCAAATCCATTCGCGAACCTCGATGACGACGATGACGAATAAGCCCTCACATGCCGACCAACTATGCCGAGATTGCGACTAAATATGCCCAAGACGTCCTCGATGGCACCATCCCGAGTTGCCGGCAGATCAAATTGGCAGCGCAAAGGCACATTTCAGATCTCGATAGAGCCGATTCGGAATCATTCCCTTACCGGTTCGATCAGAAGAAAGCTAATCGGATCTGCAAGTTTGCTGAGCTATTACCCCACGTCAAAGGAAAGTGGGCCCAGAAGAAAGAACTGCTGCACCTGGAACCATGGCAGGTATTCATCCTCGCCAGCGTATTTGGATGGGTATCCAAGTTAACCGGACTAAGACGTTTCAGACAAGCGTTAATCCTTGTATCTCGTAAGAATGGCAAGAGTCTTCTGTCCTCTGTTGTGGGACTCTGGATGTTGCTGAAGGATCATGAAGCCGGCGCCGAAGTGCTGGCCGGCGCTTGTTCACTTGAACAGGCCGGATACGTTTTCAAGCCAGCCCAGCAGATCGTTCAGAAGCTGCCGGAGCTGCAAGAGGCATTTGGGGTTCAGGTTTGGGCCGATGCGCTCGTTGTAGAGTCTACGGACTCAAAGTTCACCGCGATAATCGGTCAACCACCTGATGGTTCAAATCCATCCTGTGCATTAGTCGATGAGTTTCACGAACACGTTAATGCAACCCTGATCGAAACCATGATCACGGGCATGGGTAGCAGAGAACAGCCCCTCGTCTTCATCACATCAACGGCCGGTTACAACACCGCCGGTCCTTGCAAGCTGTTATCCGATGAACTGGATGATGTGCTTGAAGGACGCACTGAGAATGACGAGTTCTTCGGTGTGAACTACACCGTCGACCCTGACGTACCCTTTAGTTCTGATCTTGCCCTACAGACCAGCAATCCTAACCTTGGTGTTTCCGTCAAGCTGGACTACCTGCAGACACAGCAAGCTGATGCGATTAGGTCCCCGCGTAAGCAGACGGCCTTTAGAACCAAGAACACAAACGTCTGGGTAAATGCGGCACATGGCTGGATGAATATGGAGTCCTGGGCTGCGTGCCGGGACACCGAAATGAAGATCGAGGACTTTATCGGCCAGCCGTGCTTCGGTGCTCTCGACCTGGCAATCATGCACGATCTGACCGGCTACATTAAGCTGTTTCAAAAGCAGATCGCTGGCAAGACTCATTACTACGTCTTCCCCGAGTCGTACCTTCCGGAAGACAAGATAGCCGAAGCCGGCGGCGGTCATTTCCAACAGTGGGAACGCCAAGGATATCTGACTGCAGTCGATGGTGCGGTGAACGATTTCACCTCTCTTCAAGAGGACATCGAAGAAGATTTCAGTCGATTCGAGATCAAAGAAATAGCCTTCGATCCTGCGCTCGCGTCGACGCCCGTCGCGCACATGCAGGCAGCAATCCCCGAGCTTGAGTTCGTAGAGATCGGCCAGAAGTGGCAGAACCTCAGTGAACCAATGAAGACGCTTGAAGGGATTGTGGAGGAAGGCCGGCTCCATCACAACGATCCGATCTTGTCCTGGTGCATCGCCAATACTCAGGCAAACCACTACCGCAACGACGCGATCATGCCCACGAAGGTGTCGCCTGAAAAGAAGATTGATCTCACCGTCGCTCTGATCATGGCTCTGGCACGCGCTCTAGTCGTTCCGATCAAACCCAAGTCGAAGTTCAAACCCTTCGTCATGTAAAGAGAACCAATGGGACTGAAATCCGCTCTTTCACAATTTACCCGGTCCCTTCGTGATCCAGAACTGACCAAGCTTGAGCTCCGTAGCGACCCGCTTAACAATCCCAGCATCCCTCTATCCTCAGCCGGATTCTTGGCGTGGGCTTTGGCTGGCGAGCCTACTGCTTCCGGTGAGCAGGTCACCGTTGCAACCGCACTCCAGCAAATCACTGTTTACGCCTGCGTTCGTGTTCTTGCTGAATCGGTAGCTTCATTGCCGATGAAGGTCTATGAGCGCCTTGATCGGGGTAAGTCCGAAGCATTCGATCATCCTCTAGCGTACCTGCTGTCAACCGCGCCCAATGACGAGATGACCGCAGTTACCTTCTGGGAATCGATCGTCGGTTCCCTTGCACTTGAAGGCAATGGGTACGCAGAGATCCAGCGTGACGCTGGCGGTCGGGTTATGGCCTTGTGGCCACTTAACCCGCAGAAGACCACGCCGAAGCGCAATGCAGCTGGCACTCTCGTGTACGAGACCACGGACGGCATGACATCGGACAAGACCCGGGTCATCTCTTCAGCGAACATGCTTCATGTGCCGTTGTTCTCCTTCGACGGGCTCAAGGGAATCTCACCAATTCAAATGGCTCGCCAAGGCATCGGCCTGGCCAGAGCCAGCGAGAAGTATGGCGCCCGTTTCTTCGGAAATGGATCAAGGCCTGGTGGTGTTCTTTCGACCCCCTCTGACCTCACTGACGAAGAACTGGCCGCGGTAAAGGAAACGTGGTTGCAAACGCAATCCGGCGATAAGCAGGGATCGACAGCTGTCCTGCCTGGCGATTGGAAGTACGCACCGCTTGGTCTGAGCCCTGAAGACTCGCAGTTCCTGCAGACCCGGCAATTTCAACGTACCGAGATCGCAGCGTTGTTCCGCGTTCCGCCTCACATGGTCGGTGATACTGCCCGGTTGTCGAACAATAATCACGAGCAACAGGGATTGTCGTTCGTTACTGACACGCTTCGTCCTTACTTATGTCGAATTGAGGCTGAGGTAGCACGAAAGTTGCTACCGACCGCCGGCCGTAACTCCGGCAAGTACTTTATTCGCTTCGACGTTTCCGAACGCCTCCGCGGTGATTTCAAGACCACCATGGACGGATATGCGGTAGGTAAGCAATGGGGCTTCCTCAGTACCAATGATGTCCGCGAAGACCTCGATATGAACCCAATTGGTCCTGAAGGGGATATCTACTGGGCTCCGGTCAACATGCAAAACTCCGAGTGGCTACTGGAGACAGAGTCAATACAAGACCAACCTATCGGTGCCGATCCCAATGCACCTACTGATCCCGTCAAGCCCACAGAACCGGAGAAGAAATCCCTAGGCCGGTACACACGCAGCTTTATCTCGGTATATAGGGACGCATTTGGACGCCTTTCCATCCGCAACAAGCGTGATTACGAGACCATTTCGACCCTGTTTAAGCCAGTACTAAGATCCATTGCGAACGTAGCAATCGAGGATTCGCAAGCTTCCGAGCTACCTGCTGATCACATCATCGATGACGTCCTTCGGGCTATGGAGAAGCGAGCAACGAAATGGCCAGCAACTATTGCTGAAACTGACCTCGAAGCCGTCGTTCAGAGTGAATTCATCAAGACTGTCCGCTCTATTCACATCAATCTTGCAAAAGAAATCGCTGCCGCCAAGGCAATTGGCGATCTAGCACCGGAGTCCAATGAGCAACAATAAAGAAGTACGTTTCATCCAGGCCCGGGAACTACGCGTTGCCAAGGCCGATGACGGTTCACGGTCGATCACCGGTTACGCCGCCGTATTCAACGTCCGTTCTGTAGACTTCGGTGGATGGTCAGAGATGATCGCACCAACCGCATTCACTCGGACGCTACAAGACCAACCAGATGTGCTGGCGCTGTATAACCATTCGAGCGGCAAGGTTCTCGGACGTACCAAGTCTGGAACACTCAAGCTTGAGATCGACAACGTCGGGCTCAAGTTTACATGCCAGCTGCCAGATACTACCGTAGCGAATGACATGGTCGTGTCGATCGAGCGTGGTGACATCGAAGGCTGCTCCTTCGGCTTTGTCACTGAGTCTGATGTTTGGACTTCCGACGATAATGGCATGGCAATTCGCACCCTGCTTGATGTCACGCTGTATGAGGTCACGATCACTGCCGAACCCGCATATCCTGCAACGTCTGTTTCACTGCGGTCGGCTCCCAAAGAGATACGTTCCCGCATTCTGACCGAAAAGCGCGATGGAGGCGGAGACGAAGAGGATTCCGCTCCTACTTGTGATTGCGACTGTAATGAGTGTAAAGCCGGCAATTGTGATGGTTGCACTGATGCCGATTGCGTCGACGAAGTTTGTAGCTGTGGCGAGAAGCGCTCTCAGCGCTCGATTCGCCACAAGATGGAAATGAGATTGAAGCTCCTTCAGCTCAAGAAGTAACTCCGAACAAGATCTGCAAGTAGGATGTCCAGCGCTCGCTGGTGCGTTCAATCGCACACCTCCGCTTGCTTGCAACAACAGCCAACGCCCGCCGCTGAAGCTGACCCTAAAATACCCCATTCCTAAGGAACTAAAATGCCAAGTTTGAATGAAATGAAAGAGAAGCGCACGCGTCTGATCGCGGAAGCGCAGCAGATCGTTCTCGCTGAGACGGTCACCACGGAAGCGCGGGCCAAGTTCGACGCGATGATCGCTGATGTTGAAGTTATGGAAGCAGACATCGACCGCATTGAGAAGATCGAAGCCCTCAACGCCGAAACCCGCACCACCGTTCGTCCGCCCCGCCCGGTTCCCGGCGCGTCGCTGGATACGAATGAGAAGGCACCTGAAGTACGTGCCTTCGAGAATTACATCCGTTACGGCAAGGACGGAATGAGCCAGGAAGATCGTAGCGTTCTTCGTGAGCGTCGTGATATCACGACCGGTCCGACTTCGGGCGGATATCTGATCCCTCAGGTGTTCAATCCGACGCTTATTGACGCCCAGAAGCTGATCGGTAACACCGTTTCCATCGTCGGCAAGAAAGTGACCAACAACAACGGGGCACCCATCAAGGGTATCGCTCTCCAACGATACTGGAAACTTGCTTACCACTCTTACCGCCGAAACGACTGCTGTGACCGAGCAGGACCCCACTTATAGCGGATTCATCATGAGCACGGACACCGTTGCCACCTTGGTGAAGGTCTCCACTCAGGAGCTTGAGGACAGCTACTTCGACCTCAACGCTTGGATTCGTGAGAAGTTCGGCCTGCGTTATTACCGTGGTCTGGAGTATCTGATCACGAACGGGAACGGTTCCAACGTTGCGAGCTTCGTGTCAGGTGCCACTCTGGGTGCTACCGCTGTCGCCGCAACCGGTCCGGTATTTGATGACTTCACGGCGTGCTACACTTCGCTCGATCCGGCGTACGAAAACACCGCGAGCTGGGCGATGTCCTCGACCACGCGTGGTTACATAATGGGCTTGAAGGATCTGTACGGTCGTCCGCTCTTCATTCCTTCTCCGAATACCGGCGTTCTTGACCACATCCTCGGCCGGCCGATCGTGCTCAACCAGGCACTTCCGTCGGCAGTGAATGTGTCGACGACCCAGACTCAGACTGGAATCGTCTACGGCGACTTCTCGCAGGGTTACTTGCTCCGCACCGACGGCGATATCGCGATTCGCCGGCTGGATGAGCGCTTTGCCGACACTCTCGAGACTGGCTTCCTGGCCTACGCTCGCGTCGGTGGCGCTTCGACAGATGCCGGAACCCATCCGCTTCGTACATTGGTCACTCCACACGCATAACCCCAAGTGGAGGGGAGGTTCAACGCCTCCCCTTCATCGAGGTATCGAATGAAGATCCAAGTAACAAAGTCCTTCACGCACACATCGTCCCCGCGCCCGTTCGCCGTCACTGAACGTCTGACCGTGCCTGACGAGTTGGGTGCTCAGTGGGTAGCCGAAGGTCGGGCGATCAGCCTCGACCCCGAGTCCAAGCCAGTCAAGCGCAAGAGAGAGAATGCAGCCCGTTAAATGCCTCTAAGTATCCAACTCGTCACGCCGCCGGCCGCTGAACCAGTCACTCTTGACCAAGCCAAGCAGCATTTGCGTGTGGACTATTCAGAAGATGACTCGCTGATCACGGGTCTCATTACCGCGGCGCGCCAGTACGCAGAAAAGTACACGCATCGTGCCATCTTCAACCAGACCTGGACCCGCAATCTGGACTACTTTCCTCTCTGGTACTCGCAGAACGGCACAGTGAGCGCGGCATATCGAAGCGATTGGCCGTACTACGCTGATTTCTGGGCCCGTATCACTATCGATCTCCCATGGCCCCGCACTGTAAGCGTCACTTCGATAACTTACGTCGACCAGACCGGCGCCAATCAGACACTCCCGACATCTGCCTATTTCGTAGACACCACATCAATGCCTGGCCGGATCGTTCCCTCGCAAGGAAACTACTGGCCTACGGTGATGACTTACCAGCCTGGTTCGGTCAAGATCACTTATGTCGCCGGCTCATACGGCGACGGTGTCACGGTCAATAACTGCCCACAGACCATTGTGCAGTCCATGTTGATGCTTATCGCCCATTGGTACGAGAACCGAGAGGCAATCAGCACTTTGCCGCTCAAGAATGTCCCTCTAGGTATCAATGCTCTGCTCGATACTGAGCGCCTACGTGTGTTTCAGTACAGGCCTTAACCCATGATCACTGGCACCCTCAATCGTCGCGTTCAGATCCAACAGCAGACGACGTCTCAGGATTCGTTCGGCCAGGAGCAGCAGACCTGGACACCGATCTACGTATGCTGGGCTTCGATCGATATTCAGAACAGTCAGTTGTTGTATTCAACAGCCGAGTTCGTCGAAAAGGTGACCTACAGGATCACTTTTCGGTGGACCAATTCCATCGTGATTCAGCCAGGCATGCGCATTGTCTACACCGAGGCGACAACTAAGGTGACGCACACCTACCTGATAGAAGCGCTGCTGAACACCAAGGCCGGTAACCGTGAACTTGTAGCTATGTGTTACGAACTGGATGGAAGCGAGTAATGATCGAGTCGACCCTCTACAGCATCATCACTGCCGATCCAGGCATTACCGCTCTTATCGGTACCCGAGCCTACCCCGTCATCCTTCCAACCGATCCGACATTGCCAGCGATTACCTATAAGTTAATCGGTGGCTCCTCTAGGCCGACGATGGACACGTCCGGTATGCAGCAGCTCCGCCTCGAAGTGGACTGTTGGGGTGCGACTTACAACGACGCGGTCACTCTTCGTGCCGCGGTGTTCAATGCACTATCTGAGTACTTCGATCCGGTCGCGAATGTCTACATTCAAGCAATAATGCCTCGTGATTTGTTTGATTCGGCTCTGCTCAAGTTCAGAGCAATGTACGAGTTCTATGTCTTCTACACCAAAGTCTGCGCTACCAGCAACTAATACTCACTCTACGATCCCTCAGGAGCAACATCCATGCCCGTAACTCTATCCAAGGCGCAGGTCGCCAAAACAACCTCGATCAGCATCGGCAGCGGTGGTACCGGTGAAACCTTCACCCCGATTGGCGAGATTAAGAACATCGACTTTTCCGGATTCAAGAATGGCGTTGTCGATGTGACGAACATGACAACCTCGAACGGCGTCGCTCAGAAGCTTGCGACCATTCTCGACTATGGCCAGGTCAAAGTCACTGCCAATCGTGTCAGCTCTGACGCAGGTCAGGCAGCTGTACTTGCGGCCATGATCTCTGGCGCGCTCACTGACTTCAAGGTGACCGTCCCGATGGCACCTGGTGAGACAACGCAGGGCGACGTCTATGTCCTGTCCGGTATTGTCGCTGAATTCATGCCGGGATCGTTCACGACCAACAAGGAAGTCGAGATTCAGTTCACGATTGACATCAGTGGCGTCGCTGTCCTGACTGTCGGTAGCTAATCCTCTCCTGTTGGATCGTAATGATGTGCCATGCCCGGCGGCCGAAATAGCCGGGCAGTGTTTCTGGAGATAACTGTGTCCAAGCAGCGAAAGATCGCCAATACACCCGTCGACCCGACCCTTCCCACCTCCACTGTCAATATTGATGGTGTCGACTATGTGCTTACTTTCGACATGGGCGCGCTGGCCGAGGCCGAGAATCAATTCCAGGCCGAGGGGAAGGAGTGCAATCTGCTATTCGCGTTGCCGAACCTTGATCTTGCGTCGATCCGCGTTTTGTTCCCATGTGCCATTCGCAAGTTTCAGCCCCACATCGCCTTCGATGAGGCGCAGAAACTGATTACCTTCCGTTCTCTGGGAACTGTGCTGAGTGCAGTCGCCGATGCATGGTCCGAGAGTAAACCGGACCCAGAGGAAGAGGCCCTCCCTTTGGACGCAGACGCAAACGAAGCGCCGATCCAGAACGAGAACTAACCCCCGCTGAGATTCGAAAGCAGCGTAATCAGCAATGGTTGCGACTCTGGTCGATCGCCAGATTTGACCTGCGTCTCTCCAGTGACGAGTTCTTCGAAATGACTCCGCGCCAGCTTGACGCGCTCATTAAGCGTGAAGAGCGCAAGGAACGCGACAACGAGTTCATGCTCGGTCAGCTGACAGCCGTTGTTGGCAACTTCAGTATGTCCCGCCCCAAGGATCCGCTCAAGGCAACAGACTTCATGCCATCAGAGTGGGCGAAGAATACACCTCCAATAAAGCCCAAACGAACCACCGCCAAGCAGCGCAAAGAGGTAGCCGATACATGCCGGTTCTACCTTAGCGCAATGGCGAAAGCGACACGATAATGACCATCGGATTCACCGCAAAGGTAGAAGGCCTCAAAGAGCTTGAAGAGCTCTTCAATGAGATCGATCCGAAGAAGCAGAAAAGGATCATGAACAAGGCCCTTCGTGCTGGTGGCGATGTCTTCAAGGCTGCGATCATCGAACGTGCTCCTGAACGTGTGGATACCGGCTCCGGCGGAGACTCGCTTCCGCCAGGAGCCTTGAAAGCCGACATCACCACTCGCGTCGGTACCGATGATGAAGGTCTACCAGCTGCAATCGTCAAACCTGGGAAGTACACCTGGCATGTCGCCATGTGGATTGAGTACGGATGGGACCTCGTCCGTGGTGGCTGGTCTCGAGTGAAGTCCAATGGCAAACGCCGTGGACCTGGCCGGGTAATCAAGCATATTGAAGCGGATCCGTTCCTGCGTCCCGCTTACGAGGCATCGCGTGAGGCCGCGGTTGCGGCCTTCGCTGAGACATTCGGTGCAGAGATAGACAAAGTCAAGAAGTAAAGGATCCCATGCCCTCAGCTGGTGCAGTTAAGGTAACCCTATCGGTCGACGCGGCCAACTACTCCGCTGGAATTGATAAGGCGAAACAGAAGGTCGTTGAGCTCACCAATGCCACGACGAAGGCTGGACATAGCACAGTTTCGTCCATGCAGGCGTCCTCCGCTGCGATCCGTACTCTGGAGGGAAATTGGGATCACAATACCCGAGCCGTTGAACGGTTCCTCACTCAGATCCCCGGTGTTGGAAAAGCTCTGCAGCTTATATTCCCCTTAGTGGGTGGACTCGCCTTCGGCGCCATGGTCGTTGACATGGGGAAGAAGATCTACGAGTTCGAACAGGCAGGAAAGAATGCTGGTCGGACGATTCAGCAGGCATTTCAGGACATCAGCGCCTCAACTCGCAAGACCGGCATAGATCTCGATATCACGAATGACAAGCTGCAGAATCAGATTGCTAAACTGGAGCACAAGCCTGAAAACCTGCTCCGACTAGCACTCGATGAGGATCGCAAGGCTGCGTTCGAACTGACTCAGCAGCTTGAAGAGGCGAACAAGAAGACCGCCGATCTGTTCAAGAAGAGTGGAGTGAATCAGCTTCAGGCACTCGGCTATTCACTATTGGGTCACAATGTGGCGTCCACGGGTGACGTTGAGACCCTTGTGAACGGTCAGAACAGTACACGTATTCGTGCATCAATCGATGCTCAGGATGCATTGGATCATGCGTCTCCAGCAGATCGTGCTACCGTCGAGAAGGCCAACACGGCAAAGATGTCGGCCATGTTCGCCACCCAGATCCAGGCCCTAAAAGATCAGCTAAGGCATGTGTACGCTGATCAGGCCAAATATAAGGGGATAGACTATTCGTCCTTGACGGCCAGCCTTGAGGGCTCGATTACCGAGCTTCAAGGTGAGCAGCACAACTTCGTAGCCGGCCAACAGGTTTCAGCGGGTACAGCCAAAGTCAATTCACTGCAGCAAAACAAACAGGCCACTGAGGATGCCAAGCGTCTCGCTACCGAACGTGTCGAGGCGATGCGCAATGAACTGACAGCCATCAAGGCTCAACGTGCCTTAACGCTCGTCGAGGAATCAGATTTCTGGGCAGCCCGCGTTGTAGTGGAAAAGAAAGGCTCCGAAACCTACCTCAAGGTCATTGAGGAGTACAACAAGGATCTCGCTCAGATACGCTCCGAGAATGCCAAAGGTGAGGCTGAATTCGACAAGCTGAGCCACGGTCTTGAGGTTCAAGATCTCAGCAAAGGGGATGAAACTCGTCTCAAGAACCAGACTAAGAGCGCTATCGATTGGGTCAAGGCTGTCAACGAAGGCAACCTGGCTGAACGGGCCAATTCCGACGCGGTCGCGGAAGCGAGTATCAAGCTAGGTGAGGCTACCGGCACGATCAGCAAGCACGATGCTGCAGTCCAGCTTGCTCAGCTGCACACCAAAGCCTACAACGATGAGCTTGCAAGAATGCAGGCACAGTTGGCCTCGATCGCTTCCGATCCGACACTCACCCAGATCGAGAAGAATGCTCGCTCGACTCAGATCCAGAATCAGATCGGCGCACTAAACACAAACGGCACAATTCAGTCGGCCAGTGACCAGAACGCGGTCAATTCGGCGACTACCAGTGGTGCGACTCGCCAAGCGATCGATCAGATGGTCAACGACTGGAGCGACATGACGAAGAATATGTCGTCCGTCCTGGTCAGCTCGATCAACTCACTGAACGACTCTATGGCGAGAGCCATGACCGGACAGAAGGGCGGATTCGCCCAAGCCTTCCAAGGTATCTCGCAGAACCTAATGAAGACTGGTCTTCAGAGTATGGAAGGCGGGATCATGAAGAAGCTGGGCTTTGGTGCCAAGGCCGATGGGTCAGCCCAGAATCCCTTCTATGTGACCCTTGCCGGACCGGGTGGCGCTGCCGGCGGGGTCGCTTCAGGTGCAGGTGGCATCTTCTCTCACCTTCTCGGTGGTCTCTTTCAGGGTGCATTCGCATCAGGCGGCGATGTTGTCGCCGGCCGTCCTGCTCTCGTTGGTGAACATGGACCGGAGCTCTTTATGCCCGGCTCAGCTGGCACCATCATCCCCAACCACAAGCTGAGCAGCAGCGGACACACCACGCATATTGCCATCGATGCCCGCGGGTCTACAGATCCGGCTCAGACCGAGGCTGCCGTTCATCGGGCTGTACGTCAGTACATTCCAAGCATCGTAGCAACGACCAGAATGGCAGTTGCGGAAGACAAGCGTCGTTCTCCCTCCTCCAGGCAATAACTTCACTGTCACGAACACCACAAGGGCGCCTCTCGGTGCCCTGCTCTATTTGAGGAATCAATGAAGAAGCTCATCCAGCTGATATGCCTCGCTGTCTTTACAGTGACTCTATCTCATGCGACCTCGCCTTCGGGGTTCGTCACTGTCACAGCGAACAATCTGACTGACTCCAGTGGCAATCCTGTTGCGAACGCCACTATTGCGTGGCAGCCGGCGAACTCGAGCGGCGCTCCGTTGTCGTACTCCAAAGGTGGAACAGCGAAGGGGCAGACCACGTTCAATGCGGTCACGGCGCAAGTCACCAACGGAGTGTTCTCCATTCAAGTAGCTGACACAGGGATGACGAATCCCGCGAACCTCTGCTACAACGTGACCGTCACCGACAATGTGACTGGCAAGGCTCTGCTTGGAGCTGGATATAGCTGCGTACAGCCGGAAGCCCAAACATCAGGATCAGCGTACACAGCGAACAATTACTGGTGCACAGCTAGCACGCGGACCTGCAACTTTGATGCTTACATACCCAGTCTGCCCGCTTTGGGTGCTACGGTTGCAGGTCCACAGGGCCCCACAGGTCCAACCGGCCCTCAAGGACCGACTGGTCCTACCGGGATGCTTCCTGCGATAGACGTGACCACGTTTGGTGCGACCGGCGACGGCACCACGGATGACACGGCAGCCATTAATTCAGCGATCAATGCTTGCGTAGTCACACGTACCGCGCCTCACAATGGTTGCATCCTGTATTTCCCCCCAGGCATATATGAAGAGACCGGAATAACTCTACCGGCTTTTGTATCGGCCCAGGGTGCTGGATGGGGTATTTCAGTCCTTCAGCTTAAAGCAGGAACCTCAGCCGACGTTATAACGATAACCCCGAGCACGTTTAACTTCTCGCTTTATGGTTTGACGCTTGATGGCAACTCTGCGAATGGTGGCACAGGTAACTGCTTCACAGTTCAAACGAGTCCAATCAGCCCCGAAGAGTGGAACACGGCTAACAAGCAGACGGCTGCGTCTAACTCGTCCAGGTGGGGACATATCGAAGAAATGATGTTCTCCAATTGCAGTCAAGACGGAGTTCACATCAACGTCTACAACTATGCGATGTTCTTCACGAACTTCTACATCTTCAACAACGGTGTATACGGGCTTTGGACTCAGGGAACCAACAGCCATTTCATGAACTGCATCATTGAGCGCAATGGTACGTCTGGTGTCTTCATCACCAACTCCAATAACAAGCTCACGTCTTGTGCGGTCATCTGGAATGGCAATACCGACAATACACAAGCAGCGGTACACGTCGCTGGTGGCCGAAACACGATCACAGCGGTAGACACTGAAGACAATTACACCAGTGGCTTCTACGACAGCGGTCCAGACAATCAGTTCATCGGAGACCTGTCTGACTCGAATGGCTACGCACACAACAACGCTAATGCGTCGTCTCTGGGTGCGTCAGGGTTTGTCATTACCGGCCAGCACTCCGTTTTCATCGGTTGCAAGGTTACAAGCTATAGAGGGTTGCTGGGAGATGGCAACTACACCACTGAGTGGCCATACACCTACGTAGGTAGTGCGGTAGCTGACAAGGTGGATATCACTTTTGATGGCGTTAATGAACAGCCTCCGATTGTGGCAGCTGATCTTCAGGTGTACGCAAACACTGTGGTTATTCCGTCTGTTGGAACAGCCTCATCTGCGGCAACAGACGCGAATTCTGGTCCTCTGCTGTTCAGGGGATCATGGTGGAATGGATCAATTTCGTCCTTTAGTGACTGGACCATACAGCATCAGCTAAACAGCACGTTCGATCAGTTGGTGTTCACCCCGCCGATTCCATCAACCAACCCAGGATCACCGGCTGTCACCTTCCCTCAGCAGTTGACGGCAACGTCAACAAGCGGTAATTACAGTAGCGTTCAACTCAAACTTAGTTCAAGCGTGTGGAACGGTACCGCTCCAGCATTTCCTGGCTGGCTTATGCAATCAACAGTCGGGACAGGTACCAATCCCGATAATGTTTTCACTCTGCTGCCGTTCAACTCGACCGGCACTCCGCAGATCAATTTGAACGCAAACACGAACAATCTGGGACCTTGGCGCTCACAGGGCTAAGTGGATCAGGTAGTGCAGTTCTCTGCATCAACTCTGCGGGTGCCATTTATCGGGGTACTGGTACTTCTTGCCCGTAATGCAAGGCGGACGGCAACACCCTATTTGCGTGGGTTGTTCACTAAGTCAGCCCGATTCTGTGGAGTAAGAAACCCATGTCAATCAGCACAATCACGGTGAATGGCAACAACGTGTCTCTTGTTGCCATGCCCACCTCTCCTGGGCCGCGCTCGGTACAGTTCGATATTACTGATGCCGTATCGAGCGTCGTGTCTCCGTTTACGGGACAGACGCAGACGTATTCATGGCCGGGCGCAGACATGTGGTCCGGTACGGTAGAGCTTCCTACTCTGACCCAGGCACAAGCCGATCAATGGATCTCCTTCCTCATGGAGTTGCGTGGTATTCAGAACCCCATGCAGCTCGGTGATCCAGCAAGGTCGACGCCAAACGGTAATGCACTGGGTGTTCCCGTCGTGAACGGGGCACAAGCAGCAGCCAGCCAAAGTCTACTCACTCGGGGATGGGCACCTAACAGTTACCGGCTGTTGCTTACAGGCGACTATATCCAGGTTGGATACCGGCTGCATCGTGTACTCGATCAGGTGAATAGCGATGCCAATGGCGATGCCACGATCAGCATCTGGCCAAGTCTTCGCGATCCGGTCATTGACGGCCAAACCGTCATCCTTAACAACCCCAAAGGGCTGTTCCGTCTGGCTTCGAACAAGCGAACCTGGTCATCGGACTTCACTCTCAGAACCAAGCTCAGTTTCCAAGTCATGGAGTACCGCTAATGCCTCGTAATCTCGATCCGGCGACACTGGCGGAACTATCAGCGGGTAATGTCAGCCCTGCTTTTCTGGTCTCACTTCACTTCAAATCCGGTGTTGCATATGTGTGGTCTGGTATTGGCCCAATAGCCTACGGCGGCAACACCTATCAGGGTGTTGGCAGTCTGGGCGAGATCAGTGCGATCAGCGAGGATTCCGAGATCTCTGCAAGAGGGATTGTCCTGACGTTGTCTGGGATCGATCGAACACTTTGGGCCGATTGCATGTCAGATATTCAGATTGGCGCTCCCGCATCTGTCCTCTTTGGTCTGCTTACAGCCGGACTTCAGTTCATAGGCTCGCCCTACACGATCTTCGGTGGGATAGTCGATCAACCAAAGATCTCGGTGGGAGGAGACACGCTGTCCATCTCACTTGCCCTTGAGAACAACCTGATCGACCTGAAGCGAGCGAGCAATCGCCGCTACACGGCCGCCGATCAAAGACTTAGATATCCCACTGATATCGGGTTCAACTGGGTGGAAGTGTTAAACGACATCGCTTTGCGGTGGGGATCGTAAGGAATCAATAATGCCTCTCGCCCGTCATGAACACTGGGATACTCGAGCCTTTCATCAGTTCCTCATCGATCGAAAAACCAAGCCGTTCGAGTGGGGAGTGAACGATTGTGCGTTGTTTGCAGCTGATGGTGTTCTCGCCTTCACCGGAATTGATCTCGCTGCTGACTTCAGAGGAAAGTACTCCGACGAAGCTGGTGCGATGGGAGCGATCAAATCCATCACTGGTGGATCCACGGTCGCAGATGCGGCTGCATATTGCGCCGCAAGGCATGGCCTGGCTGAGTGGACTCACCCACTCATGGCAAAGCGTGGCGATCTGGTCGTAATTTCCAACACCGGAGGCGGCGCCATCGCCGGCCTCGTTCACCTGAATGGAAGCGAAGTGGTCTCTGTCGGTGAAAGTGGTATGACTCATTTTCCGATCAAATCTGTCGTTCGTTCCTGGCACATATAACGAGGTCCTAATAATGGCCAAAGCAATTCTCGGAGCGGTCACCGGGGCCGCGATGATCGCTCTTGACGTCGGATTCATTGTCGCCACCGGCGGCTTGGCAACGGCGTCGCTCCCCCTGCTCCTATCGGCAGAAGTAGGAGTGCTAACCGGCGGGATCTCGATGATTGCAGGGTCAATCGCTCAAGCCTTGACTCAGAATCGTGGCACAAACATCACGGTTCGCCAGCCGGCCGCCGCTCAGCAGGTAATTTACGGTGTCCAGCGTGTCGGTGGGATTAGCGTCTACCAAAGCACGACTGGCAGCAAGCACGATCAATACAACTACATCATCGTGCTCGCCGGACATGAATGCTATGCCATCGAGAACTTATATCTTGATGGACGTCGGGTGTTCTGGGACACGACGAACTACGGCAACTCGACTCGCAATGGATATAACTTCGGTGGAAGCGCTTTAGGCGGCGACCACGTCGGCCCGGGTGGCCAGCATTACAACTTCGGCGGCCTGGTCTATTGTGAAGCCCGTTATGGCGATCAGGTCGACGGTGACGTCATCGGCGCCATGACAGCGAATGATCCGACCTGGACAGCGACGTCTGAAGGTTCTCCTTGGCTCGGCGGATGTACCTACGTTTACCTCAAGATCGAATACAACCCCGGAATGTTCCCGTCGGCTCCGGAGATCAAGTTCACAGTACATGGGAAG